AGAATATTCTTCGGTGCACATTGAATATTTTTGGGAGTTGCGTGAAACGGATATTCTTTCCACAAAAATGGCCGCCACCAGGGTTTGGCAACGGCTAAACAGCAAACAAAAAAGCCGCTGTCTCGAAAGACAGCGGCTACTGATAACGATTTGGTGATGATTGGGTAACTAGGGAACTTCATAAATTTCACAAGGCGCCCTATCGCTGGCTGTATTGCTATGTTTCCATTTGTGAATTTTTGTTCGCCACTACACGGCCACTACACGAAATTCACATATCCACATACTTGGCAAAGGTGGCAGCCGTCTGTTCCTGTTGCTTCTTGGTGACCGCCGTGTAAATATCCATTGTGGTCTGGAACGACCGGTGGCCCAGTTGTTTCTGCACTTCCTTAATCGTCAGCCCCGATTCAAAAGCCAGCGTGGCATAAGTATGCCGAAAGCCATGCGGGGTAATCTTTTTCAAATCGTACGTTTCGACCAACTTATCTAGCCAGTTCACTGGCTGTGCGGGGCCTATCATGCCATTGTACCGGGTGCTGAATACCAGTTGGTGTTCAGGATCACTAGGCGTCCCATAGGCCATAAAATTCTGTCGCTGCTGCCATTGCCACTTCTTCATGATCGCCAACGTCTTTTTATCTACGTTGATGACGCGAATAGAATTGTACGTTTTGGGTGAATTGACCATGATCCCGGTGGCGCCCCGCGTTTGGGTCTTCGTAATTGAAATGGTGCCGCCGCTGAAGGAAACATCTGACCAAAGCAATGCCAGCGCTTCGCCCTTTCTCATGCCGGTAAATGCCAGCACGCGGAAAAAGGTGAATTCCTGTTGATCGCCGTGGTCAGCTAGGACTGTAAAGAATTTTTTCAGTTCGTCCAGATCGTAGTAATTGTTCTCCATCGTTGTGGTCGGTTTATTCCGGTCCCGGGGGACAATTACTTTTTTTGTGGGGTCATTCATGACCAGATCCATGCGGACAGCATACTGGAAAACCCGGGAAACCAGGTTCAGAAACGTCTGATACTTGGTATAGCCCTTCTTGTACCACTGGTTAACAGCTTCCTGGCAATCCACTGGGGTGATCTTCGCCAGCAGTTTGTCGCCGAAAAACGGCAGCACATGTAGCCGAACATTGTCCGCGGTCTTCGCCCAGGTGGATTCTTTCACCGTGTTTTGGTACCCCTGGAACCACGATTCATAAACTTCCCGAAACTTGAGCTGGCTTGCTTCCCTGAAGCCGTGCCGGTCCATTGCTGCTTCAAAACGAACCGCTTGCAGCTTGGCTTCGGACTTAGTTGGAAATCCTTGGCGCATAACGTGGCTTTTCTTTCCGGTGTGAGGATCTGCCGGGGTCCAGACCTGGAAGCGCCACAGCTTCTTCCCGGCCTTCGTCGTGTAACTATCAATACTTGCCATTGCTAATTCCTCCATATCGTCACGTCCTGGCAGGCGGTGAGATATGTAAAGAAAGAAATTAAACGCGATAGCTGTCTTTTTCTACTTGGTCCCGTATGGTCTTCAACCGCTGAACTAGGTCATTCGGTACGTCCCCTTTTTCAGTATCCTTTATCAATTGCGTCAACTCTCTAAGAGTGGTGCCGTTGAAGTACATGTGATACTTTGGCGACTTGATGTTTTCCGCTCGTTCGTCATCCAGCTTTTTGAATGGATCAATATCCAAGATGTTTTTGTCTTTGGAGTGTTCAACACGATACTTATTCGTTGCGTTTTCACGAATTAAGTCAGCATTTTCTCCCATCGACTTCAATGATTTAAAATCCGCAAGTTCACAAAGATTCGCTGCCGTGGCTGCAATGTGCTCTCGAATAGTCTCAGCTGCTTCGTTTACGCTTGATTGCACTTCAACACTTTTTTCGGCATCATAATCAGCCCATTCAGGACTGTCAAGGTCGTATCCCTGCAAGAACGGTATTGGTGCGTTCAATATTGTAGAGAGCTGTTCCCACACTTCGGGGCGTGGAAGCGTTTGCCCTCGTTCGTACGAACTAATCGTTTGACGGGTCACATTCATTTTCTTTGCCAGTCCACCCTGGCTAAACCCTGCACGTTCGCGCGCTTCCTTAATTCTGTTTTTCACGAGTTTTACCCCCTCTGAGTTAAGTATACGTGGCTCGGACAATGGGGGCAATTGTTTTTTTACAAATACGTCAAAAAACAAGCAAGAGAGGTTGTCATGTTAAAGATTCTTTGCTATACTGTTCTTGTGTTAAGGAATCATTGCTAGGAGGAGATAAAAATGCAGTTACAAGTAAGCACCACACCAGAGTTTGAAGCCCAGCTTCGGGCTATGGTCAGCCAGACGGTAGCAGAAATGATGCAGAAGCCACAGGCAGAAGAGAAAGTTCCTGACTTTTTGAATTTAGGCCAGGCAGCGGACTTCATTCACCTATCCCGCGGCACGTTGAACAAGCTCATCAAGAACGGTGAACTGAAAGTGACGTTCATCGGTTCAGCCAAGCGAATCAGCAAAGCCCAACTTATCGAGTTCATGGCTGACAAAGCCATCTAGTAGAAGAAAAAACGTCCTGGCAGGCGGCTGGATATGAAAGGACTGCATTATGACCGATCCCGATTACATTGAACAGGTTTACCAAGAACTGACTTCCCACGGCTATGGCATCACGATCCAGGAAGTTGCTGAATACTTGGCTGAACCAGGAACGGTTAACGAGTTACCCCAGATGTTTACGACAGGAAAGAAGGAAGATTCAGATGAACAACACGATCCGCATTGAAGACAACGAAGACGATTTCAGCTTTTATTCCGTTAAGGACCTGACCGAAAACTTGGCTTGCGTGCTGACCAAAGGTGTTTACAAAACTGATGCCGGGTGGGTAGCAGTGATGCCCGGCCATGAACAGGAAGTTGCCCAGCAGATGGTATTCGCATTATGCGATGTGATGGGCTGGGACGATATTCCCGAAAAGTACGGTGATCCCGATGACTGACCTAATTTACTGGACGTTTACCCACGTTCGTACGCTAGGCGGTCTGGGCTTGGCATTCCTGCTAGGTGCCGTCTTCACGATGTGGATTTATGCCGATGAGATCAAGAAAGGAAGCTGACCACAATGGGCTTTACAGAGGAACGCGCTAATGAGCTGCTGAAAGAATGCGACGCCGTTGATCTGGCTTGGTACGCTGCACAACTTGAATCCGCACTGTTGATCTTCACCAAAGAGGAAGCGGCGTTGATGATGGTAAAACCCGAAGCGGCTGCCTTGATGGCCGAGGTACAAAAAAAGGCCCTTAAGCACGGCAATGCTTAGGGGCACAGGGCATAAGAAATATTCTCAACACCTTCATTATGCCCGTTCAAAGTATTTTTTTCAAGAAGTCAATTTGATCTGTAGCGGCGACGGTATAATCCCCAGCAAATAATGGAGGTGCGAGAAATGAAAAACCAAGAAGTAATTCCCATGCTGAACGAAGTGGCCGCTGACACGGCTACAGACGCGTTAACACGTAAGATGGCCCGCCACATGCGCACACGTATCGCACGGCGGGCATACCGGGGAATGTATGGAGAGGAGGTGAACGCCGCGTCATGACGGTTTATCAGCAAACAAGTGTGAGAACACAACCCCGCCCGGTGGATGGCACCGGGACGGTTGAACAAGATTTTCTTTGGCTGCTTCACTACCAGCCCGACATGGTGCCCAGCCAGATCCCCGACACAGCTGAAGCGGTCAAAAAGTATAAAACAGATCAAGGCCGGTTCTTCATCGCAGGAAAATTCAACAAACTTTCCCGACATCCCGAAAACCTGGACAACAGAACAATGCTTGCCCTGGATTTTGATGAGCTGGACACGCAAGAAAAATTCATTGACGCGATCAAGAAGGCTTTACCAGATACTGAATGGTACGCCTATCCCAGTATTACGTATGGTGTGCCTGGCCGGGGCGTTCGGTATCGGCTGGTAGTCAGGCTTAGCCGGGCCTATCTCCAATCTGAACACCTGGCATTGATCTACGGCGTGGCTAAAATGATTGGCTACCCGATTGATGACCAGGCGAAAGATTGGGTGCGCATTATGGGCTTGCCGGTTCTTAATCGACATTCTGGCCGCCCAGACTTAATTCATCATGAAGGCGCGCCGCTGGCCGTGGATGATTTTCTGGTGGCCCACCCGTACGAAGCACCCAAAGCAGACACCATTGCATCTAGGCAGTATGTAGCGGCCCAGACGGGCAATACTGAAGCCGACTTGCCAGGGAAAAACTTCATTGACGGCATCACTGCCAGCAAAATGATTGAAGACTGGGCAAGGAAACACGAAGCCCAGCTTCAAAGCGAAGGCGAGTTTACCAGCGTGATGATCTACCTAATTCAATGCTGGCGGGCGGGTTGGATTGATGAGATCACTGCCCGAACGGCCATGAAGACACTGGCGCTGGGCAATGAGCAATGGGCCATCAATAACTTCAACAAGTTTAACGCCCATTTAACGATGGCTTATCAGCCACCACGGGTACCGTTCAGAGCACGCTTTAACAGCAGCGAACCGCCAGCACAGTGGCAGCCTACCCGTGTACGATTGATGACCAAAACGGAACTGAAACAGGCCGTCATACAGGACCACAGCAATGTTCTAACGCGAATAAACGAAGATGCCAAGCCCGGTCAGGAAAAAAAGAGTTTGTCCCCCGCCGCAGTGGGCAAATTACTAAAGCGGCACATCCCCATGTGGCGCACTGAAGACCGTGATGGCGCACTGATTTACCTTTATGACCCCGACAAGGGTATTTACGACGGTTCCCCATTGCAGTTACAGCGATGGGTGCAGTTGATTGAACCCAACTACGATGAGCCGAAAGTAAAGAAAGTCGCCTATTTTCTGCAAGGCATTGTGCCGGTCAAAGAACCGGAAGACGATCCCATGCTAGTCCCGGTTGGCAATGGCATCTTCGATTATCGAACGAAGACGCTGCACCCGTTTGGCCCTGGATATTTCTTCATTGCCAAGACGGCCACCAATTACGTAGCCCACTGCCAAGAACCGACATTAGTCAATAAGCAGACCGGCGAGATATGGCGGCCCAGTGAGTTCATCATGGCGCTGGCCGTAAATAACCCCCAGGTGATCCAACTGCTTTTTGAAGTAATCGCTGATGCCGCCAACGGAAATTATTCCCGGCGACAAGCCATTTTTCTAGTTGGTTCTATGGTCAGCACAAGTGAAAACGGGTCGAACGGTAAAGGAACGTTTCAGGACTTAGTACAGGCCATTGTGGGCGATGAGAACACTGCCCATCTGAAAGTGGACGAAATGGATCAACGCTTTGCCATTATCAATTTGCTAGGGAAATCGGTAAACATCGGTGATGACCTGCAAGCCAGCGTGTACATTGATAATTCTTCAAGTTTCAATAGTGCCGTGACAGGTGACGTTCTTTATTCCGATGTAAAAAACAAGAAGCCAGTGGCTTTCAGATTCAAAGGGGCGATGATTCAGAGCACAAACGAGATGCCACGCTTCAAAAACAAAACTGGCGGCACCTATCGCCGCATGGTGCTAGTCCCCTTCAATGCCCATTTTTCTGGCGACAATGACAACCCGGACGTGAAGAATGATTACATCTATCGAAAAGAAGTCCGTGAGTGGTTCTTATCCCAGGCTTTGGAAATGCCGTTCTTCAAGCAATTCACTACCCCGGACGTATCGAAGACCATGCTGGACGACTTCAAATTAGAAAACGATCCCATTCGCCAGTTCGTTGATGATGAATTGCAGTTCGATAATCACGCCGTCTGGCGCTTGAAAGGCGATCCGCAATATACCGATGACCACACTTTAAGCGGGGTCTATGACCGATACAGGGCCTGGGCGCAAGAGAATGGCTTCAACAAGCCCGTTTCTCAAAAGACCTTTACCCAACAGCTGAAAGGGCTGCTGAATGAAACACCAACAAAGAAGACAACGATCACACCCCAGGAATGGGAAGACTTGAAGCATCGGCGGAAAGAGCTGCATGAAGTAATCCCGCTGGCGCAAGCGGCATACAGCTACAGACAGATGAAGTTCAGTGGTAAAAATGAACGCGTATTTGAGTTCATTACCCGATCGAATATTAACGATGCACTTGCAATCAAGGTGCCCGCCACTGATTCCGTTGAATACCTGAAGAGAAAGAATGCCCTGCAAGACCTTCAATCAAGTTTTCTTAGGTAGCACAGTAGCACATGAGGTAGCACACCGAAAAACTATGTGCTACCTGAGAAAAGCCAGTAGCCGCAATGGATACAGCTTCAAGGTAGCAGAGTAGCACATGAAACCCTATTTATTTTGAAAGGGGTCATATATCTGTGGATACAGCTAAATCAAGGAACTACACACTATATCGCAAAAAGTGATGAACTATGTGCTACTCTGCTACCCAACTGTTCAATGCCTTGGGGCTGTAAGTGTGAAGGCGGTAGCACATTAGAAATTGAAGTGCTACGCGGTTTGCTACTCTGCTACCGAAATTCAGAAAGGGCGATCCCGATGATCCGTATTCAAGCATGGTTCCCCGACGGAAAGAAAATTTACAACTCTGACATTGATGGCTTCAATCAAGCCATTCAGGGCAAGAACACGGTAACGCTAGTGTGGCCGGACGGTCATTACAAAACGTTGCGCTGCCCCAACATGATTGTTGATGCTGACAGCCCAACGTATTAAGAAAGGGGCACGACTATGTTCTATTCTCCAAGCGCAAGAAACGCCCAGCGGGTGCTGTCCCGGTACCTGAACAACAAAGTGAAGGTGGACCGGGTGAAGCATATCCAGGCCGTGGCGCTGGACGGTATGCCACGCCAGCCGCCTAGTGGCAACAGCCAAGAACAGCAGATGGTGAAAATGATTGATGCCAGCGATGAGATCACCGCCGTGGATGCCGCGGTGAAGAAGTTGAAACCAAAGCCCCGGAAGTTGATCCGCTACATGTACATGACCTACCAGGACAAAGCCAGCGACTGGCTGGACCTGCTGGACTCACTGGGCATTCCGATCACTGACCGACATTGGAACGAGTACGTTGCGGTTTCGCTTGAAGCATTCGCTGAAGTGTATCGCAATGGTGAACTACGTGAATCCGCGAATCAGAACTGGTAAAGGAAGTTAACGCAATGAAGAATGTAAGACTGGCACGACTGAACAAACGTGCTGCATACGGCGAGTTCACGCCGTCAGGAGACGGTGAGCCGACAGAAGTCTGGCATGAAGTGATGACACTGTTCTACGGTTCATATAAGCAGACGCTGAAAGATGTGCAGCAGCTTTCTGGTGAGAGCAATGGCGAAGTGAAAGTAATCATCATTCGGCACAATGAGCGAGTTACGAATAGTGGTGCATTTCAGATCAACGGGAAACAGTACAACGTGAAGCAAGTTCTGCCAGACGATGACGTGAACGGTATGGACTTGGTGACGCTTGAATATGAAGAATGAGGTGATGCTTTCGTGGTGATGAAGTTCTGCAATCATGCAGGCTGTCGCACATTGGTGCCGTTCAACGTGGCTTACTGTGCTGAACACAAGCCAGAGCATCGCGCGCCAAACGCCTACGACAACTACCAGAACCGCAAAGCAATCGGTGGGAAATATTTCCAGTTCTACAAGTCGAAGCAGTGGCGAAAGTTGTCGTATTCATTCCGTTTACGCAATCCAATTTGCAAGCGATGCAAAGAACGCGGCTTGTACGTGAAAGCGGACGTTTGCGACCACATAATTCCGTTGCGGGTTGATTGGAACAAGCGTTTAGATGAGACAAACTTGCAGAGCCTATGTAATTCTTGCCACTATGCCAAGACACAAGAAGATATTGAAAGATATAGTTTGCCCCCATTAAGATAAGGCCCGCTATATCAACGTTTATGAGAACCGTAGGGTGAGCCTTTCTTGACAAATAAATCCGATAATTTTCTCAGGCCCGGCCGCGTGTGTAATAAATAATAGAAGGAATCAGTAAAAACATGAAGGTAGTGAAAAAATGGCAAACCGATACAAGAACGTTGAAGACATTCGGGGCCATATGCCCCCCAAAGAGAAAGAAGCCCGGCAACAGGCTCAGCAAACGATGTTTCAATTCAAGGAACTCACTGCCCAGCCCCCTACTTGGCTGGATGAAGTGGCTGTGACGGAATGGCAGCGCATTGTGCCGCTGTTGAAGCAAGAAATTCCGGTGAGTGAACTGGACGTGGCGATGATTGCCAGTTATTGCCAGGCGTATGCGGACGTACAGCACGCCCAGGAAGACATTACAGCAAACGGCTTGATATTGACCGCGGACAACGGCAACACGCGTCAGAACCCCAGCGTGGGCATTAAGCAGCGTGCTACGGCAGAATTGATGAAGCTGGCGGACAGTCTGGGCTTGTCTGTCTATGGCCGGTTGAAGATGAACATCAAGAGCGACGTGAAGAAGCCTGACGATCCGTTTGCGAAGGTCATTGAACAATGAACTGGGCAAAGGAATACACGGACAAGGTACTGGCTGGCGATATTGTGGCCGGGAAAAAGATTAAACAAGCCGCCCGGCGGTATCGGCGAGATATTAAGGCCAGCAAGTCCGCAGACTTCCCCTACTACTTCGACGAAGACAAGGCTGCTAAGGCGATTGAGTTCGTGGAGTTGATGCCCGCCCGGGACGGTAGTGTGCTGAAACTGGAACTTTTCCAGAAGTGGCTGCTATCGGAATTGTTCGGCTGGCGAGACAAGGAAACCGGAAACAGGCGCTATGACCGGGCATTCATTTCCATGGCCCGCAAGTCGGGGAAATCGTACCTGATTGCGTCCATCGGCGCGTTGTACCTGTTACTAGAGAATAAGCCAGCCCGCAACCGGGAAATTGTCTACAGCGCCAATACGGCGGCCCAGGCGCGTTTAGCCTATGGCATGATGGCAAGTGGGTTACGGCAAGTCACCAAAGTGTCCCCGTCATTGCGTCAGCGCTTGAAGATCAACCGGGACGAAGTACGCGACTTAGAAACCGATAGCAGAGCTTTACCGTTGGCGAGTGATCTGCATAGCCTGGATGGATACCAATCGGACTTAGCTATCATAGATGAATATGCGTTAGCAAAAACTAATGAAATCTATAACGTATTGAAATCAGGACAAATAAATAGCGACAATTCGTTACTAGCAGTAATCAGTACCGCCGGGCCGAACTTAAACGGGCCAATGTATCAGGAATACAAGTTTGTAAGCCAGGTACTGACTGGAAAACAAACCGCTGACCGGTATTTCATCGCCATCTGGGAACAAGACAACCGTGATGAAGTTTTTGACCCGGCTACCTGGGAAAAATCCAATCCGCTGCTAGCCAACAAGGAACGCGCCAGAACGATGGTTCCTAGTTTGCAGGCCGATGTGGATCTGGCCGCTAAACAAAACAATATGCCGCCGTTATTGGTGAAAAACTTCAATATGTGGCAGCAGACGCGGGCCGATAGCTATATCAGTCTGACCGACTGGAACAAAGCCACTGTGGAAGAGCCAGACACAACTGGCCGGGACGTTTTTCTAGGCATTGACCTTAGTAAATCCAGTGATCTGACTTCGGTGAGCTGGCTGAATCCCATGAACGGGTATCTGTATGCTGATTCATTCAGCTTCGTGGGCACGAAGTACGGCGGCATTGATGAAAAGAGCAAACGGGACGGCTTCGACTACGTAGCTGGGGCTGAACGCGGCGAGTGTAGTATTACCAAGCTGGACAGTGGCATGGTCGATTACGATGACGTGCTGAACTTCATTCTGGATATGATTGAACGGCACCAATGGACGGTGAAGGCCATCTGTTACGATCCGTATGCTATGGGCTACCTGATTCCAGAATTCGAAAAACGAGATTTTCCACTGGTTGAGGTGAGGCAAGGTGTTATAAGCCTTTCAATACCTACGGTGCGGTTCCGCGATGATCTGTTCAATGGCAAGCTGAAACACCCTGATAATCAGTTGCTGGCCTACGCCGTGAACAATGCCATTCTGAAATATGACGCCAACAATAACCCAATAATCAATAAAACCCGGAACGCGACGAAAATCGACCCAATAGCGGCGCTAATGAACGCGTATACGGTGGCAATGGATTCAATCACGACGGCAGAAAACAGTGAGGAGCTGAACCGGTTCTATGCGAGCGATAATTTCAGTTTTTAACATCCAAACGGTGGTGCTGGTGCTGGGCTTTCTGCTGCTGGTAGCAGGCACCTGGGCACTGCTGGGGTGGCAATGGGCCTTGGTTGCGCTGGGGGCGGTACTGATTATAGTGGCCGTACTTATCAACCAAAACGAGACAGGAAAGAAGGTGAATCAATGAGTTTTTTCAAGAACGATACCAGCCAGCCCCGCGAAGACAACAGTGAACCGTTTCTGGATGCCCTTATCAGTATGACCACCAATGACAGTGGCGTGTACGTGGGTGCCGGGGCGTTGCGGAATTCGGACGTGTTTACCGCCATTCGAGTGATCGCCAGCGATTTAGCCAGTAATCCCATTGAATACGACGATAAGAAGCTGACCACGCTGCTGAACAAGGCCCCAAACGATCACATGACCGCCTGGGCGTTTAAGTTTTCTCTGGTGGCGAACATGCTGCTGAACGGCAACAGCTTTGCCCGTATTGACCGGAACAACAGCAGCCAGATCACCGGCTTCACGTTGATCCCGAATAGCCAAATGGTGGTGAAGCTGGACGATGCAAGCGGTGAGGTCAGTTACACGTACACGCCCCCAGAGGGGCACGCACAGCGCTTAGAACCGTCTGACGTGCTGCACTTCAAGTGTTTCACCCAAGACGGCTACACGGGCCTGTCACCGCTTTACAGCCTACGTGATGAAGTGACGATTCAGAAAGCAGGCAACAAACTGCTGACCGGGTTCTTCAAGTCTGGCGTACAAGGGACTGGCCTGCTGAAAGTACAGAAAGCCGCGCTGGACGCCGACGCCAAGAACAACATCCGTAAGAAGTTCGAAGAAGCCAACAGCGGAGATAACGCTTTACGGACTATCATTCTGGATAATGACATGGACTATAAGCAATTGGAGGTCAATACGGACGTGCTGAAGCTGGTGAACTCCAACGACTTCACAACGCGGCAAATTGCAAAGGCGTTCGGCCTGCCGCTGGATCGCCTGGGCATTGAAAGTGAACATTCTAGCAGCGTGCAAAGCAACGTGATTTATCTGCAAAATACCTTGGTGCAATACTTTGCCTGCTTCGCCAGCGAGTTAGATGCCAAGGTATCCGCAGGTGACAAGCGGTTCAGCTTCAACACTGACCGGCTGTTCTCTGCCGATCCGGTGACCATGCAGAAGTTGGCCGTGACGGGTCTGCAAGGTGGCGTACTGACCACTAACGAAGCCCGGAAAAAGATGGGTCTGCCTAAAGTGGCGAACGGCGATGTGCCAATGGCATCACTGAATTACACGCCGCTGGATAATATTTACAAGTACCAAAATAAACTAGAAGGAAGTGAGCCAGCAGATGGCGAACAATGATGTATTAGAAAAACGCCTGACCCCAGACGCTGGTGTAAGTGCCGATCAACCGACCAAAGCAGACGGTGCTACACCGAATGAGGGAACAGACGCTAAGCAACAGGCTACCACAAGCCCTAAGAAGTTAACAGGCTATGCCGTGGTCTTTAATCAACCAAGTAAGGACCTGGGCGGTTTCAAAGAAATCGTTGATCCCCACGCTTTTGATGACGTGGACTTGAAAGATGTTTACCTGGTATCGAATCACGATTTCAGCCAAGTCTTAGCCAGCACCAAGGCGGGTACGCTGAAACTGGACGTTGATGATAAGGGGCTGCATTTTGAAGCCACTTTGCCCGATACCACAATGGCATCCGATGCTTTTAAGAACGTCGAAGCGGGTAACCTATCCGCGATGAGCTTCACTTTTATCGCTGCCCCCGATGGCGATACATTCACCAAGGACGATAGCGGCCAGGTGATCCGCACAATTAAGCAAGTGAAGAGCCTTTTTGATGTATCGCTGGTAGCAATTCCGGCGTACGACGATACGAACGTACAAGTAGACAAGCGGAGCTACACCGCATGGCTTGAAGACCAAAATAACAACCAACAAAAGAAAGAGGTTACCCCCATGGAAAAGACAATTATTGATGCAGCACACACTGAAAGTCGCGCTTTTGAAGATTACATCCGTTCCCACGGTGAGCACCGGGACGGACTGACCACACAGGCCGCTGGGGCACTAGTTCCCAAGGAAGTCATTAAAGACGTACTGGACTTGAAGCAATCCCAGTATGACTTAGCCAAGTACGTCACCGTGAAGTCTGTGGGGACGCCCGTGGGTACCTACCCCGTAGCCTTGGTCAATAATGGCGTACTGGCGACGAAAGAGGAACTGGCGGAAATCCCGGACATTGACGCCAATTTATTCAAGGGTGTGGACTACAAGGTAGCCACCCGGGCCGGGAAGATTTACCTGTCTGACGAACTGGTAGAAGACAGCGAAGTGAATATCGTCGCCGAAGTGAAAGCCCAACTGCAAAAGCTGGTGCAAAACACCAACAACACGGAAATCACCAAGCTGCTGACCAGCTTCAAGAAGATTGCTGCAACCAATACGGACGACTTGAAGAAGATCTTCAACGTTGAACTGGACCCGGCGCTTTCTCTGTCGGTTATTACGAACCAAAGCGGGTTCAATTGGCTGGACACACTGAAGGACAGTGAAGGCCGCTACCTGTTACAACCGTCCATCACGGCCCCGTCTGGCAAGCAATTATTCGGCGCCCCGGTCATTGTCGTATCGAATAAGGTGCTGGCTGACCCCGTAGCGGGCACATTCCCGATGATCGTCGGTGACTTGCAGCAAGCCGTTTTCTTAGCCCAGAAGAACCAGGTAGAAACCAGCTGGGAAAAGTTCGATTCCTACGCCAGTGGCCTGGCCGTGGTCATTCGGAACGACTACGAAAAAATTGATGAAGACGCGGCCCGGTACGTCGAAATCACCCCAGCCGCAGCTGCCACGCCGTCAAAATAACGTCCCCGACTGACGTTACTACTGGCGCCAGTGGACCCGGGGCGATCACAATTCACGCTAAGTAATTAATCACTACGGGGGTGTGCCTACGGGTACGCCCCTTTCATTTAGGAGATGAAACCATGACAGTTACCCTAGAAGCAATCAAGAACAGCCTACGCCTGGATACGGACACGGCAGATGATGGGCTGATTAATGGCTACATCACAGCGGCCCAGGACTACGTACACAACGCGGTAGACAGTGCAGCCGCTGCCGAAGACTTGGCGAAGTTCAGCCAGTACGATATTGCTGTGGCAATGCTGGTAGAATTCTGGTACCAGAACCGCGGGGCCGTGATCACAGCCAGCCAAGAAATACCCTACTCTGTGGTGAGTATGATTCAACAGTTACGAGGTAAAGCGCTTGCCAAAGGCACTACTTTGTAATACAATATAGTTGTTGGTGTAAGGCCCGTTACCTTTCACTGACCCAAATTTAATCGTCGAACGGGCAGAAATGCCCGTTTTTTTGTTTGCCTGAAAAGTCAGTGCTGACAGGCGGTTTCTGGTGCACGCCCAGCGAAGAAGACGGGTAAATAACTGTCTGGATCAACTGGCGGCGGAATTTTCCGCCCAGTGAAGGGGGTTCCTGATTTTTAAGGAGGCCCATGTACAGCGGAATTTTTCGCGCAATAAATCAAGCGGCTTTCAGGACGATCAATGTCATCCAAGCAAAAAAATAACCGTCGTGCGCAACGCACAACGGCCACCGCCTGCCAGTAACTTGGTTTTCTGACGTTTTTCGCCACTACATCGGCACTACAGAACGCTGTAAATGGGTGTTTATCGGTACCAATCCGAAGCAACAAAAAAGCTGTCATATCAACGTTTTGAACGTCGATGACAGCCAGCGAATGGGGAAAATTGGGTAACTAGGACTCGAACCTAGACATTACGGATTCAGAGTCCGTTGCCTTACCAATTTGGCTATTACCCAGTGCTCTTAACAACGAGTAATAGTATATAAATTTTTACCCGGTATTGTCAAGG